CATTGTCAACAACAAAGACAGGAACAGGCTGGTATTGAAGGAAATAAAAAGCTTAAACAGAGAAGGACTTACTACACTAACATATGTTCAAAAAATTGAACACATTAGAAACTTATTGGCAATGGCAAAAGAGAACACCAGATTTCTGATGTTGCAACAATGAATTTATCAGCTTTAAATCCTTCATGGTGGCGTGGAGTATTAAAAATACTTACGACTACTCCGCAGATGTTGCTTTCATCATTCGGTTTATCGCATGGAATACCTAGAAACATATTGTCGTTACCTGCTGAAATGGAATTGAGTAAATACAATCCGGCTTATGTTTGGGATTTAACTGCTGTTGATTCATTAAAATCAAAAATAATCTATACGATGACGCTCACCGGTCAGGCTTCTCCATATATTCCCGATATTGAAATTCCGATTTCATCTTTTACAGCAATTGTCAGACATGGTGGAGCGACTTCTTATGAACTCGATACTGCTGATGAAACAAGACAATTACAGATAGATAATCTTGATGAACAATTTGCACTCGGTTCAATGACTCAAGCTGAGTATGATGAGATATTAGATGGAATAAATGAACAGTATATTGTTGAAGTTGATAACCGCAACAGCGCAAGACCTTCTTATTTATCATGCGTCGTTCCAAATTCTTCATTATATGCTGATGAAATAACGTCACGACAAAATGGAGAGATTATTATTAGAAAAGGTTATTTGATGTCTAACGGAACACGCAACCTTGAAGAGATTGTCAGAGCGGATTTTGAATATCTGATGATTTACAGGGGTTCTCGCAGTGATAGCGGTACAATTACCGGATATAAAACACGGTCATTCAATTCACCTAAGACAAGAAGAATTGATAATGTCACTTATTACGGAGTTGATTCTAGCGGACGAAAAAGAATAAGGGCGAACATAGATTTATTTTTAAGACCCAATGATGTCTGTGTCTATGGAAGCGGTGTGAGTGATTATTTTACTGTCGGACAAATTACTTATTCTGTAAATATAAACAATGCAATTATGGAGGTTGTTGAACAGGATGAAGTATTTCCAGAAGGAGAATAGTCAATGGGTAAGGCAGTTATTGTTAAAAATAAATCACGAGCCTATTACCGTGTAAAAATCATAAAGGATAAAGGGCAAGCACCGGCACGCATTTCTCAAATTGAACAATTATTAATAAATTCAGATTCACTTCTTGATCGTCTTTCAACTGCATTAACAGCCTTACTTTCCGAAGAAATAACATTGATAGTAAATTATCGCTACGTTGTCGCACAATACCGAACTGGTCTTGCGACAAGGGAAGACGTAATTAATGCAAAACTTCAACTGTTGTCAAAGCAGGAAGATATACGACTGAACAGGCAGGAGCAAGGATTCATTAAATTATATAAGGTATCGCTTGCCAAAGAAAAAACTATTCTTGAAAATGCAATAGCTGATGAAGAAATTAATGTGTGGTGCGTGGATTACTCCGATACAATAAGAATAGGAACGGAAGTTGGATTAGCAGAGCTTGATGGCGATTTTAAATGGATGAATATTTTAGGTGGTGGAGAAACATCTGATGCAAAAGGATTGATGCAACCATGTGCCTGTTCAACTCCATCAGGAACTTTTCTCAATCTGGCATTGATGCCTTGCTGGCAACGGTGGAAGCCATATTACAGAGCCGGAGTAATCAGCAACATTGATTATAAAAATAATCGGTGTGATGTCGTTATTGATAACCCAAATCTATCTTCAGCAACAAATATCTGCAAGGGAAAGACTCTTACCGGAAGATATGACACTGTATCAATCAATCAATTTACGACACCGGAAATAAAAGATGATGAAGGGAAAATAACTCAATACGGACGAACGGAATATAAAAAAGTAGCAATACGTTACATGAATGCAAACTGCGAAGCTTTTTTGGCAGGTGATTATGTAATTGTGGAGTTTGATGACAGTCAATGGAATTGTCCAGTTGTAATTGGTTTCCATGATAATCCTAGACCGCCAATGGAATTAATCGTTATAACTTTTTATGACATCGTTATGGATGCTGATTTTATCACGGTCATTGATGGAATATTGGCTAAGGGAGCAATAATTGTGGGATTTACAGAAGAGCTAATTAATAATTTTGCTCCTGCCGTAATATCAGCTTTACCTTTACTCATCGGTAAATTAATGCAGTTTTATATTGCTGGGGGTCTTGTGTGGATATGGAGATGTTGGGAATTAACAGATATTCAACCTTACTTAGATTATTGGTCAGAAATGATTGGTCTTCCAACTTCTTATAGTCCTGATGGTAGTGAAAGACAATATTTCAGAATGAACGCTGTTGAGTATTTAGCAAGTACGCAAAAAGCTATGCAGGGATATCAAACCATAAAAGCACTTCAACCGATAATCGCTCAATATACATATGTCACTTTTACCGGTCATTCTCAACCAAGTTTGACTACTCCCAGTCGTTTATTAGAGGGAGCAAATTTGAATTTTGAGGTCTTCAGAGTAAATGAAGATTTGACGCAAATAAAAAATCCAACTGGAACATCTGATTGGATGAAACAACGATGTCAAGCTATAAAGTGCGAAGAGATATGGAATAAGTATGCTGGAGAATACATGAATGGATATTACTCTACGTACTGGACGCACGGAATGATTTATATGTCCGGTAACGGTGACTATGTATATAAGGTCGGTCAGAGAGTGCGGATGCAGAAAGAAGAAGGCATGGAAGATTATTTTCCTGTGGAACTCAATGATGGCGGTATTTATGAAATCAGTTATGTTAAGGACGGTTTGTTTTTAAAGTTGCTTGACGGTGACGGAAATCTTATAACCAGTTATCATCCAGAAAATCCTGAACGCATTTATGCTTATTGCAAAGGGATTGATGTTGATAAAGCTCCTGTATTGCACCTTAAAATAGATGTAAAATATTACGGTTATACTCTTTTGCAAGCCGACGCAGATTGCATGGCTGTTATTGATAGCAAAGGAGAATTTATAATTATACTTTCTGACCCTGTTTTTAATTCTTCTTTGATTGAGATAACGATGACGACAGCATTTGTTATTTATATGTGGGGTGATGGTCAAGCAAAGCAAGCCCTGATTGAACTGCCAACTAACTTGAGATACGGTGCAGTCCATTGGAGCGTAAATGAATTAGATTTCGCTGATGAATTAGAATTAAATATGTCAATCAGCTATGAAAACAGACAAATGAATGCACCGGCAACATTCGGTGGTCATTATCATATTGTTTCAAAAACTTATACCGGAAGCTGGCTGGGCGATTTTACAACATGGGGAGTGAATTGGTGGGCAGACCCATTCTCATATATGTCTTGGTGGATTATGAACGATGAGGAATATACAAACTATTATCGAAGTTTGCCTTTTGGATTTCTCAGGTTCGCTTCAAAGTATTATGACCATCCGATAATCACCGGACAAAATGATGAATATTATAATTCAGGACTTACTGAAGATGAAAAAGATGCAATAGTTTTATATGTCAATAAATATGTAAATGATAATTTCACTTATAGAAAAGATACGAGAGAAAACTGGGAATTTATGGGTCAGACAAGAACGTATGGTGACTGCGAAGACTTTGCCTTGACGAAGATAGATATGTGTTTGAAGATGGGAATGTCTGTAAAAGATTTTAAGTTCGCCTATGGTTATCCATCCATTCGTAAAGGCGGAAGTGGTCATGCTTGGGCATTATATAAAGGTGTTCATGTTTTGGATTGGGGAGATGTTTTTAAGACAACTGCTCAAATGGTTGCTGAAGGATATATTCGCTTGGGTGGTCAATCTCAAGGAAGTGCCACAGGATTAACATGGTGGTATGATGATACAAGAGATTCATATGTTGTATACCACACGCAGGAAACGATAACTTTTCCGAGAGAAAAATTATGGACATATAGCAAGATTACCGCTAATGCTATTACTTCAAAAATCAAGCTCAAGAAAATGATGAGATAGCGGTAAAATTTTGCGCAACCCGTTGCGCATTTTGAGCAGTAAATAATTAATCAAAACAATCAAAAAAACACCATCTAGTAAAAGCCTTTTTTACAAAAAAAAGCAAAAAAGGGCTAACTATCCAATTCTATTAACAAATACAAGCAGAAAAAAACCATAAAAAACCTTGAAATAAACTTGGCTTATGATAGGATTTAGCCACAATTAGGATATAGTTGTTCTTTGACAAATCGGGTGGGACGCAAGTGAAGCGTAGAGATACCCGAACCGAGAGCAGGAAGCACGAAGAAAATCATGTGATTACGGAGTGCGAACCCTGCGGTGAAATCCTCTGAAAACATCGAAATCAAAATCTGCGCTGCTCGTAAGAATGCGACATAAAAGACAAGGCGACGGCAGACACAACAAAAAAGCGGATTGAGAGTCGAGTGGACAGAGAAGAAGGAAACAGCAGAATGTCCGTAAAATAGTGCGAAGATTGGTGGGGAGCAGATTCCAAAGCGGTTGATTGGGGTTGAGCGAACGTAAAGTAGTCCAGAGTAGCACTCCGAAGACTGCCATAGCGGTCAAGCGGTTAAACATGATGAAATTCATGTAGCCATTAGAGGAAGGCGAGCCAATCAATACAGCAAGAGATTGGTCACGTCGTAAGGCTTGAACCTTTATGCGAATAGGTAAACGCATGAACCTAGCAAATTCATCAGGGTAATGAACGAATTTTGCCTACCGACTAGCGAGAGTTAGCCGGTAGTAAAAAGTCGTTTATTAATGTCAGGCATTAAATTTTTAACAATTAAAGAAAGGAGAGCAAATCATGACAGCAACAAAAAAAGTAACGGAGAATGTTGTAAAGAAGGAAGCAGTAAAGAAAGAGGTTGAAGTTGATGAACCAACAAAAGGTGATTACGGAATACAATCAGTAATCAAATTTGTCAACGGCACATTCAAAACTGAATTCTTTACTGACAAAACAGTTGATGATGTCAAGGCAGAAATCCTTGCAAGGGATATCTACTGGAAAATGATTCTGATACTCGACATCAAAAATGACAGGGTTATCGAGATTGTTAATTCCGATAAGAAGACCGGAAAGAAAGCCTCAACTGATACGAATGTTATTAGAGTCAAGAACATGACGGAAGCACAACGTAAAGGTATCATCGAAGAATATGATAAAGTGTGGAAGGTTATCGGTGAAGGGATTCTGGAAGCTAACAAAACAGCCAAGGCTCCAGCAATGAGTAAGGAAGAAGTTATTAATCTCGTCCTTGATGCTTTTAATGAGCACGCAAGTGAGGAAATGAAAGAACTCTTCTCTAAGATGACTCCTAAAGGAAGACTCATCATCGGAGCGAAGGCATTTACGAAAAAGAGTTATTCTTAACTATCGCCCCCGTTTCATACGGGGGAAACAGGATAGGCACCCAGTCAGTTATGCTGATGGCAAGGGGCAACGTATGAAGTGCGGTTATACCGTGTAAAAAATATGGCAAGGTAAAATGAAAGGAGAAATAATCATGGGCAAGAGGCAAGGCATTATGCTGGCAACACCGTTAGATGACCAGTATAAGAAATGGGGCGATTCCTTTATGGTACAACCCAAGCTGGATGGCATTCGATGCAAGGCAGTTATTACAAGATCGAATATCCAGTTATTCAGCGGAGGAGGTCATGTTATCGCCATGGTTCCTCATATCAATGATGAACTGAACGCTATCACCGTAAGTAAGAATGAAACCATTATCCTTGATGGAGAACTTTATAAACACGGAACTCCGTTCGCTATCATATCCGGTATTGTAAATCCTAACCGGACAGTGAAGAGCGAAATCAGTCAGATGACAGAATACCATGTTTTCGATATTGTTTCCGGTGATTCTCAAATGTTAAGGATGTTCAACCTTGAAAGGATATTCGCAACGACATCATTCCGGAAAGTCAAGATGGTCAAATATCATTGGTCTTCAGAAGAAACAGTCAAAGACTGGCTATCTTATTTCATAGGCCACGGATATGAGGGCATTATCATCCGTAATCCTAAAGCGCCTTATGAATTTAAACGGTCAAAAAACCTACTGAAAGCAAAGCCGCGGAAGACAGATTACTATCAGGTAATCGGATATACTGAAGAAAAAGCTTTAGATGGCACCCCTAAAGGTACTCTGGGGTCTTTAGTATGCAGGAAGGGTAGTAATACCTTTTCCGTAGGAACTGGCTTTACAGATAAACGTCGCAAGGAATTATGGCATATCCGTAAGAGGCTGGAAACCGGAACGTATATGGTAGAAGTTAGGTATCTGAACCTTACGGCCGCAACGGGAGTTCCGTATCAACCGGTTGCTTTAGAATGTGTCAAATATGACAAACAGTTAATTGAAAAACATTAAACAGAAAGGAGAAGAAAAACATGGACAGAAATCAAATTGTTAATCAGGTATTGAGAGAGGGTCTTATTGCTGGTGGCGATAGGATAAGAAGGAGGATAGTGGATTTATCCGGTAATCAAACCTGCAAGACAGGAAAGAAATCAGCATACATCATGTCTCTGGTTGCAGAAGATATTCCGTTTCCTGAACCTGTTGTAAAAAAATTGCAGTGGTTTAAGAAGCATTACAAATACAAAACTCAATTACCGTTCGATCAAGCAACTGAAGTACGGTTTCAGGGCATGAAGGAATTGCTGTCTGTTTTTTGCGAAGCCTATAATATGGAATTAATCAATTTGGAAAAGGCAAACATAGTTCCTTCCGGACAGTCTTCCGCTTCGTATTGGAATTCTGCTGAAAACAAGATACTTATAACCGGCAAGTTATCTATCATAACATTCCTTCATGAATTTGCCCATGCCATGGGCTTTGATGAAGAACAGGCGCGGAAATGGAGTCTTACATTATTCAAGAAAGTTTATCCTATTGCATTCGAAAAGCTTACTATGGTGAACGATGCTACTGAAGGCGACTTTCTGCTGATATTACCTAATCCTGTTAATGAAACCGTTGTGACAAATGGTCAGGTATCTTCTCTTGATACCGAGGCATCTAATGATGGAGGTTCTCATGAAAATCAGTCATGAGATTACTCTATGTATTCCCTTAATACTTATAGTTGAAATCAGCGATATAGAGATAAACAATGATGGAATAGGCCTCTATGAGTATTGGGGAAGTAAGTGAAATGACAAGGGCACCGATGCTGTTGATGGTGCCCTTTTCTTATTTCTGGAAGGTAAACTTTAGACGATCAATTATTCCATGATAAAATCATGGCTAATGTTCATGAAGAAACGCTCAGGGGGAAATATGAGAAAAAAGAATCATTATAAGGTACAGGTATTACCGATGTCATGTAAATCGTGTGATCTTTCGGATATTATTGTTGAGAATTATGAACTGGTAATGATTTGCATACTGGATTATTTTCCGGTGGATGTCAACGGCATATGCGAAAGATTTAAGCCAACAATTAACAATGTATCGAAGGAGGATAATCATGGTGGAATTAATAGGAGCTGATTTGATTGATAGAAATGAAAGAGCTCGTCAATATCTCGTAAGAAAATCTGCCAGCATTAACAGTAGGAATAAAAGAAAGCTTGCAGTTTCATTCTATAACAGACTCTTTATTTTCTTCGCTATTGTTGCATGGGCAAGAATCTGTATTCTCTGGCTTGGTGGATTTTCATTCGGTCTTGCTGTGATGTTATCAGGTGCAATAGGCCTGATGGATTTAATAATAGGCGCTGTTCTGATAGGCAAACATATCATAGATGCCTTTCAGGTAGATTAAACATTTAACAGGTAGCAGGAAACTGCGAGAAAACGCAACGCTGTTGCGTAAAGCAAGGGGGCTTTATTATGAACAAGATGGGAGTATTGGTTTCAGTAACGGAGAAGGTCAAGCAGGATGGAAGTGGTTCATATTATCTGGTTAAAGTCAATGATGCAAGTACATCGAAAGAATTACCGCAACATCTATGCTTTGATAAAAAAATTCTGAACATCAAAGCAGGAGAAAAATTTGACTTCATATCATCGGAAAAGAATGATCGCTACTTCATGAATTTTCCTAAAGAGGCAAGAACAGGTTATGGTTCGCGCAAAACGGAGGAATATGCGAAGGTTAATGCCCTGTTATCGACATTCACAATGCCTATGTCATATGCAAAAGACATTACCTGTGCATTGATAGCCAAAATTGATGTCACTCCAGAACAATCATGCGACATATGTCTGTCGCTTTACCGTAAAATACGCAAGGAAATAGTAGACAATAAATCCTTGCAGGAAGCCATTGGAGTAAAACCTGATACGGACACCTTATCCAGCAAAAAAAGTGACGTAGAGGGCGATTTACAAAGAAATACGGCTAAAGCCGTAATTGATTACAAAAGAGCATTGAAGTCTTTAGGATGGATTGTACCGGATGAGGTATTCACGTCTATGATTGAACGGTTATCCGGTAAAAAAGCAGAAGATGGACACCTGATACTCGGGAAGAAAACTGTTGAAGAAATGGATCATGCTGAACTCATACAATTCAAAGAACGGTTCTTACAATTCATGCAGAGCGATTGTGTCGGTGATCCTAAAGAATGCAAGTATTATAAGAAATACAAAAGTCAAAAAACTAATGGTTCTCCGGATCATTTCTGTGCATGGACAACAAGATGCCTATACGTAGAAAATTCTACCGGAAAGAATATTTAGATGAAAGGAGTGAAAACTATGTATTCCGTAACAGATAAAATGCCTGAAAGTGGCAAGCGCGTAATTTTTGGATGGGTTAATTCGCTTGGAAAAAGGCGCACAAGTATTGGTTTTTATGCTGCGCCAAAAAGTATTGATGCCGATGATTATGACGAACCGACGCTTTATGAATACGACGAAGAAAAAGACGGGTACTGGTTGCACGAGGGATGGTATGAAGAAGGGGCTGAATATGAATATTTTTATCCGATTGATAAAGTGACTCATTGGACAGATATTCCTATATGGCCTGTATTATAATGAAAAGCTCACGGGATCGGCGGCTATCTATTTACCGGAGATTATTATAAAGGCAAATCTCCAGATAATGAAATAATGGACGATTTTATAGTCCTAAATCAGCTGACATTCAATTTTTTAATTGAAACATATATAAAGTATCAAAGCCCTTGCAGGAACGTCTTGCAGAGGCTTTTTATTAAATAGAAAGGAGAAATCATGGCAGTAAAAAATGAGTATGAAGATGTGCCTATGCCTTTAGGCAAGTTTAAAGGGAAGTTGATATGCGATATCCCGAATTCTTACCTAGAATGGATAGTTGGAGAGAAGTGGTTTAAGCAGAAATATTCCAGACTATGTATCATAGCAGAAATGGAAATTGCTTACCGAAAGAGATATGATGTTATAATCAAGGACTAGGAGGAAAAATCATGGCAGCAATTACAGTAGATGCTCACGACAGTGGGAATAAGCAAATTCATGTGCAGTATGTTTCTATTGAGGTCTTTGAAAAATTCATGCACGGATTTACAGAAAGGGGATTCTCGCCACCGGAAACACATAGGGGAACGATATACTTTGACGAGAAGACGGAACTGCTTCTTTATTGTCATGCAATCAAGGATTATCCGTTCATGAGTGAAAAGCAGAGGGCGATTAATGATGCATTAGATGAACAATTCATTGCATCATTTCCACCTCCACCGGAAGGAGATGTATGATGATAGATATATTAAATAGTCTGAACCAATCAAATCCAATATCAGCGATACTTATTATCATTGTCATCATCATTCCATGGTCAGTAGGTATTTCTTATCTACTGGGCAGCAGGATCGGCAAGAAATCAATTTCTGATGTAAGGTATCTTGCCATATCGGATCAGAAATTAGATCAATGGTTAAATAAAAAACATCTTGTTACCATAAAACGACATATCAGAAACGGAGATTATAAAATATTTGTGGATAATATGGATGTTGAAAAACTGATTAATGAAATATCAATCGTAAATAAGATATTGTCTAGCATTGTAGATGATGTCGATGTAGAAATCAAATTAATGAAAGGAAAATAATTATGAAAACTACAAACAAGTATGACTTACCTGCTTCAATAGTGAATGCAGTAACGCGATCATCAGTTAAAACGGAAAACCGCATATCAGTAACAGACCTTATAGGCAGTCCGTTAATTAGACAGTTACGCATTAAGCATTGGGACGAAATAGAGGTAGATGCATCTGATATGCTGTGGGCATTATTAGGAACAGCAGTCCACTCGGCTCTCCAGAAAAATGCTCCATCTGGAACCGTAGTAGAACATAAGATGCAGATTCGTAAAGATGACTATACCATCGTAGGTATTCCGGATTTATATGACAACGGTATTTTATCGGATTGGAAAATAACCAGCGTATGGTCTTTCATTCTCGGAGCAAAACCGGAGTGGGAACGTCAGCTAAACGTATATGCATACTTCTTCCTGATGAAAGGCTTGCCGGTGAGGAAGCTGGAAATAAATGCCATATTGCGCGATCATCAGATTTCAAAAAGATTCGATAAGGATTATCCGCCAATCCCATTCGTTAAATCAGATGTCAAACTTTGGTCACCAACGGAAACATTCGAATACATATTGAACAGGCTCGATTTACATAAAAAGCCTGCTGATATATGCACGGAAGAAGAAAGGTGGACCCGGGAAAGGACATGGGCGTTGAAATATAAAGGCAAGAAGAAGGCTATCAAGGTGGAAAAATCATTGGATGCCATTCATCAGTATATTGATGATAAGAAATTGTCGCTTACAAATACTACAATAGAAGAACGACCTGGCATAGATGCACGATGCGTTGGATATTGTGATGTCAATAAATTCTGTCCGTACTGGAATGAGAAGTATAAGACTGCTGAACCTGAAAATGATGCAGAAAATACGTAAAAATATACTTGACAAATTTCAATAGACATTATAATACATTCATGGGCAAACGGTTCCGGTTTATGGTAAAAGCCTTGCCAAAATCCTTTCAGCCATTTACCGGTTCCGTCTGCCTTCTAGGAGGACTATGCTAGATTCAATAACTGAAGAAGAAGCCCTCTTTATACTCAAAAGAGGAAGCACAGCACATGAAGAAATCATCACTATAAAAAGGATTCATGCAGCGATATTCGGTGACTTAAGCACTCCGGTATTATTAAGCCGTATCATATTCTGGACAGGCAGGAGCAAGTTATCTGATGGGTGGTTCTATAAAACACTTGACGAGATGTGCGCTGAAACCGCTTTATCGGAAAGAACTATCAGGAACAAAGTTAAAAAACTGAATACAGCAGGAATAATTGAAACGGTTGTAAAAAAGTTAGGAAATACTCCTGTACTGCATTGGAGATTAAAAGCAAAGAGGTTGCTTGAGATAGAACTCAAGTATTTGGAGTCACTCGATACGGCAAAAATTGCCGTTTCCGATCCGGCAAGCCTTGCCGTTTCCGATCCGGCAAGCCTTGCCGTTTCCTCATTAATACAAAAAGATAAACTACATAAGTATATTAAGAAAAAGATGGAACCATTTGAATTGCCGGATTGGGTGGATAAGGAAACATGGGATTCCTTTTGCAATATGAGATTGGAAAAGGGATTATTTACTGAAGAATCAAAGAAGGGAATCATCAGGAGATTAAAAAAATTTATGGACGATGGAGAGGATATAAAGGCCATATTGGAAAATTCAATTATACACTCATGGTCTGGTATTTTCTCCATGAAAAACAAAGGAGCGAATCATGGAAAGAATTTCGGAAATATTCAAAAGGAAACACATAGGAACACCAACAGAACAGCAGGTAAATACGCTGACCTGCATCAAGAACCGATTGGAGAAGAATGATGACAGGAATTCAATCAAGGAACAGGCATTAGAATTATCTGGAACTCCATTGTGGAGTGAGGTAGTAAATCTGTTTAAGTCAGAATATCCTTTAGAGGGTGTATGCGACTGCGGTAGGATAGTCGGCTATGTTATCCATTATTATACATTGGAAGAAGTGCTTTATTGCCAGTATTGTGCAGAAAAAAAAGATTTGCAGAGAGAACAGGAGCAGAAGGAAGCATATCTCAAGGCATATCTTGAAAGAGCTGACTCAATATTGAAAAGTAACGGCACTCCGAAAATGTTTTTAAAGGCAAGGATAACTGATTTTCCAAAGCAGGCTAAACGATATGTTGATTATGCTAAGGGGCTTTACATTTGGGGAGATAGGGGAACAGGCAAGACTCATTTGGCTGTTGCATTAATGCGAGAAGCATTGAAGAATATCAATGTAATCGTTCGTAACGGAGATTATGTTATAAATAGAAGGAATGTTCCATGTTTCATTTCAATACCGGAACTGTTACTGGAAATAAGAAATTCTTATTCAGATGGAAAGTCATCGGAAAAATTAATCATAGATAAATATACGGACAATGATTTTCTTGTCCTTGATGATTTGGGAGCAGAAAAGACATCTGAATGGACGATGCAAATCCTGTATATCATTGTTGATAGGCGTTATCGTGAGGAAAAGAAAACGATATTTACATCGAACCTATCAATAGAAGAAATATCTGAAAAGCTTGATGACAGGATAGCTTCAAGGATTGCAGGAATGTGTGTTTCTGTGCCTATGCACGGAGCTGATAAGCGAATCGCTAATGCGAAGCCTACCGGAAATAGTCCAGCGAGTGCAAAGGCCAGTCCATGAGCCTCTCTCCTCTCGCTTCCGGTAGGTTTCCAAAAATAAATTAAATTAATGGAGGTTTATTATGTCAAGAATCATTACAAAGTCGTTATCGGTTAAGTTAATTGAAAAGAATTCTATCAAGGTTATCATTGACTCGGCAAAATTAATTGAAAAAAGCGGAAGTCTTATAACCGGAGTAACATTTACATATGTAGACGCACCGGTAAAAAGAAAGCCCAGAACAGTTAAAGCGCCTGCTGAAACTATCAGGGAGGATAAGCCATCATGATAATAGGTATCGATCCTGGCTATTCCGGAGCTATCGCAGTATTGTTTAATTCAGGTGATGTTTCAGTATGCGATATGCCTGTCGATAACATTTATCGAACTAAGTCTGTTAAGAAAAAGGTTATCGAAGATGGAGCTGAAGTCATTAAAAAGAAACATAAACAATCTGTTTCTCATAAGTTGAGTCTTTCATTGATTGAGCAGTATCTTCGTGACTGCATGACAACAGCAAATGAACAATCGATTCGTGATACCGGATTGCCGTTTTCAGGTGGTCATGTTTTCATTGAAAAATCTCAACCTATGCCTAAGCAAGGAGTAGTTTCTGTTGGTAATTATATGTATGCTTACGGTCAACTGATAGCATTATTATTTTCATTACGTCTTTCATATACTGAAGTCATTCCTGTTGTGTGGAAACGAGTTATGCTTTTTGGAATGGCTAAGGCTGGAAAGATCAATGATCTTATACGCGCAAGACAGTTATTCCCTCAAATAGAAATTCCTAAGACAAAAGACGGGAGAGCTGATGCTTTATTGATAGCAGAGTACGGAAGAAGGTCATTAAATAATCTAACGTAAAATTAGCAACAGCGTTGCTAAAAGGAACGTAGTTTAAAGTAAAACACCGGCAAATTGATCCGGAGATTGCAGGAGTAATGATAGACAAAATATATCCTACTTATTATATATTTTGGAACAATAATAGTTTGGGACGCTATTAAGTGAAATCCATCATGACGAACTGCCGTTCCTGCCATAAACGCAACAGCGTTGCGTATTTCATGGAGGCTTGGAAATGGCAGAACGGAGAAATAACCCGCGCCGCCACTTAACTAGCGGGTAAACCACAGCCCGATATTCGGCGTCGGGTTGATTGATCTGGTTATCTGATTTTTTGAAAGGAGAAACATAAAATGAATCTATGTGAAAATTGCGGAAGACAATTTCCAACATGTGATAGCAATCCCGTATTTGGTTGTGATGATGGCGGGAAGCCAACTGACGACAATGTTACGAAATGCGACAAGCATGTTCTCAAAGGTGGGTGGGAGTGTCATTTTTGCGGATATGAGGGAAACGATAACCAGCAATATAATATGTTTTGCGTTGGATGTCGTCGTCACAGATAACAGCGCAATAAGTGGAATTTGGAAGTTGTGGGACAGCAAGAAAGGCGCGTATCCCGAAAATATTGCTTGCCGTGACTTCCAATGCCTTTAAAGATTGCAGCGTAACAAGGGTATACGCCGTAAGCAATAGTGGGTGAAAATCCTACCACGGCGACCAGAAACAGTATTAAGAGTGCTGAACAAATCCAGAAAGGAGAAAGTTTATGGCTGATAAAATTATAGATTTTTTTGAGTCCGACAAATTCAAAAACGCTTGTTTAATTTTTCTGGCGTTGGCCGCTGGATATTTTGCGGTCTGTATCGTGAGGTCGTTATGGCTATCGTAGGCATAACGCCCGACATCAGCCGCTTGTCGGCTGGATGGAGCTTGTTATGCTTTTTTATTGAGGTAATATGGTTGATATAAAATTCATACACGGTGATTGCTTAGAAGAAATGCCCAAACTAGCAGACAAAAGCATTGACATGATTCTCTGTGACTTGCCTTGACATAACGGCAAGTAAGTGGTATATTATCCCATAAAATAAAAGGGGGTAACTACCATGAACACAAAAGAAATAGTCAGGCTGTACGAGGCGGAACGATGGACACTCAGAATGATAGCGGAAAAGTTCAAAACGAACCATCACCTGATAAGACGAAGATTAGAAAAGGCAGGGGTAGCGATAACGAGGCGTAACACGCTAAAGGAATTTACTCAGGAACATAAGGACAATATCAGTAAGGCTTGTAGGGGGAGGAAAACATGGTCAAAGGGCAAGAAAATGACGAGAGACCATAACCTTAAAAATATGAAGGCTCATTTGAAATACGATGTCTCATTGGAATGGCTTGACGGGTTCGGGGATATCGAAAAACTGAAATATCTGAATCGCTCGCTTTCGAGAAAGCGGGATTGCGAGGGGTTCACGACAGAAATATATAAACAGTTCATTGAGAAGTTTTATAACGACGAAAAGTTTAATGCCTTATTCGAGAAGTGGCGGGTTACGAAGGACAAATGGATTAAGCCGTCCCTTGACCACATAAAGGCAAAGTGTAACGGCGGAACGTTGTTGCTTGATAATTTGCAGTTCGTATCGTGGCTTGAAAACAGGGCCAAAGTTGATATTGACCAAGCTGAGTGGGAGTCAATAAAGACGAGGATAAATGATTACTTTTAACGACATGCAGGAGGTCATATCCGTAGGGCGGTTGCCAGCGAATAGCCTTGTCAATGCTGATTGTCTTGAAGCGATGAAATACATTGAAGACAAAAGCATTGATATGGTGCTGTGCGATTTGCCCTACGGCTGAGGCACGACTGCCTGTAAATGGGACACCATCATCCCCTTTGGACCTCTTTGGAAGCAATACAAGCGGCTGATTAAGGATAATGGGGCGATAGTATTGACGGCAAGTCAGCCGTTCACAAGTGCGCTGGTTATGAGTAATATCGAATGGTTTAAATATGAATGGATTTGGGATAAGGCAAAAGCTGCTAATTTCCCGCAAGTCAAATACGCTCCTTTAAAAATACACGAGAATGTTTTGGTGTTCTCTGAAGGAAGAAACCATTACAACCCTGAAATGGTGAAAGGGCAGAAACGGCAGAAGGGCGGTTATTTTGTAAGTGGTGAAGTTGCCGTAATGGATGGTGCGCCAGCAAAAGTTAATGATATTTACTATCCTAAAAGTATATTGGATTTTTCAATAGCGGATAATAAAGATGCTGGACTTCACCCCACGCAGAAGCCCGTTGCCCTCTTTGAATACCTTATCCGCACCTACACGAATGAAGGCGACACGGTACTTGATAACTGTGCCGGTTCAGGCACAACAGGAATAGCGGCGTTTAACACAAAAAGGAATGCTATTTTAATTGAGAAAGATGAAATATATTTTAACGCGGCAAGAGAACGATTTGACCGGGAGACCCGGCAAGTTGCAATGTGGTAGCATAACAGCGCAATAAGTGGAGGTCAGTATGACAGAAGACGCCGAACTTAATTTCAATCCGCCGAAATTATCGCCTCAATGCCAAAAGCTGTACGACCGGCTGCTGCTGGGACCGATCACAACAGACGCTATCCGTGACGAGTTAAGGCTGATTCACTACTCGAGACGGTTTACGGATTTAAAGCAAGCAGGAATTATTTGGGACAAGAGATATGTCGGGAATAATTTATACGAATACAGACTGAAGAAGAATTAACGCAGAGCTGAGCGGGAGCTGGCCAAGGGCCAGCGATCAGCTCTAGCGTTTTGTTATCTGAATTTTTAAATGGAGGAATCATGACACAAAAGAAAGTAGTTAAGGAAGTACAGGGTACAGAATTAGAAGCAATAATCGCATCATGTCCTAAAATAAATATAAAGGCTATGAGCCCTGAAGATAAAGGTGTCATGATGCATAGTATCATAACGATGATGTCACAGCAGAACAGCGAAAAGGAAATTGCGTGGCTGAAACTCGGTATGATTTGGAGATTCATCATAAAGAATAAATTATATCGTCATTACGGTGACCATATCCGGAATGCAAATGATTTTCTGCGTGAACTTGATCTCGGTATAAAGAGGAGAGAGATAGAAATCTATGCTCAACTGGCTCTGATATTCAGCAATTATATAAAGGCAAGAGGCCTTGATGTTTCAATCAGGAAGCTGGTCATGATTGCTCCACTATGCAAGAATGAAGCAGACGCGGAAATCATTACAGAATGGGTAGATAAGGCCATCAACTTGCCTACTCAAGCTCTTGAAGATGAGATTAGAGAAGCAAAAGGACGGTTACCAAGAGATAGATGTTCCCATCCGGAAGACAAGCAAGAAATGTGGCTACGATGTTCAATGTGCGGTAAATGGATTTCACCAATCAATAGATAAGTAAAATAGGTCTTTACTATTTAATTTAAATTCGCTATAAAGGCTTTCATAAAGTTAAATTACAGGAGGGTTTTATGAAAAAGGTTTTCAGTGGTTTTGAAGATAGCGTAACTAAACAGATTATTAATTGGGTTACGACTCGGTAGGCATGATTTACCCTGTTCCAAAGCCTGTAAAGGTTCAGAAAAAGGCACGGACTTACCTTCCTAAGATCAAGAAAGGTGTCCGTGCTTCTTTGGAAAAAAAAGCAACAACAGCATGGAATATGGCGGTTCTGAAGCGAGATGGCTTCAGATGCCAAGCTGTACGTATAGATGGTTCGAAATGTAATGCATTAGCTTTAGATCCGCACCATATCCAGAGAAGGTCATTTAAAGCCACAAAATGGCTTTTAGAGAACGGAATATCATTATGCTGTTACCACCATAGGGAGGACTTAACAAACCTCAAGGCAACCGTTTTACGCTCGATAGGTAAGGAAAGAAACGATAGATTGAAGAGCATTGCACTTAACTCTCCTATACCAACCGATGAAGAATTGCATGAAATAATTAAAAGGTTGATTTCATCATGAAAGCATTATCAAGATTCATTAAGAAAAATTTAAAATCAGAGAAAAAGACGCAGGTATCTCTTGCTGATTATCTCGGATTATCTCGGCAGGCATTAACATATAAATTCAAATATAATAAATGGTCATTAGACGATATGCGGAAAGTATCGGCCTTTTTTAATATAAGTTTGCTCGACCTTATTCGTAAATCAGGACAAAAATAAACGGAGGTTTATTATGAAAGGGATCATTAGTCAATTTGGTGGTTGGTCATCAATCATTATCGTCACCATCGCGCTCGTTATGTGCGGGCTGTATTGGTCGCAGATGACGAAGGTGCGACAGGACATTATGAGCAAATCCGACGAGGAATACATTCTCATGGTGCTGCGGCAGAAGTCAGCCGACGACTGCGTGCTGACGCCGATCAGCGAGGGTGTGTGGGCGTGCAAAGAATTTAAAAGCGGGAAAATATTTATGGTGAGACGATGATTTATCAAGGCGACTGCATAGACATCCTGCCGACGCTTGACGCTGAATCGGTTGATTCAATTGTCACCGATCCGCCCTACGGCTTGTCCTTTATGGGGAAGGATTGGGATCACGGCGTTCCGGGTGTGCCGTTTTGGGAAGCGGCGTTAAGGGTAGCGAAGCCCGGCGCGTTTATGCTGGCCTTTGGAGGAACCCGCACCTTTCATCGTTTGGCAGTCGCTATCGAAGACGCGGGATGGGAGATTCGGGATACGGTGATGTGGGTGTATGGGAGCGGATTTCCGAAATCTCATAATGTCGGATTGAGAATTGACAAGTTGCATGGTGCTCCGGATAGAGGGCATAGAATTGCCACCGCAAACCGTTATCATCCAGATGGAACGCTTGAACCTAACGGAGAACTATTACCAGCATACGAAGCCAAAACCGAACAAGGCAAGAAATGGCAAGGTTGGGGAACCGCACTTAAGCCAGCATGGGAACCAATCATTGTTGCTCGTAAGCCTATTGTCGGGACAGTTGCAAATAATGTCATGAAATACGGAACAGGGGCGATAAATATAGACGGGTGTAGGGTCAATGTTGATTTAGAAAATGAACCTAATTCAGGAGATTCCTATTATCTGAAAAGAGGGAAAGAATATCCAAATCAAGGCAAATCTTCATCCAAGATAATGGGAACAAAAACAGAAAGAGTGGGAATAACTATTGCAAGGGGCCGTTTCCCTGCCAACCTGATCCACGACGGTTCGCAAGAAGTGTTAGATTTGTTTCCACAGACAAAGAGTGGAAGTGGTATAAAAAAGAAAGCAACAGGAACAGCTAATGGTATTTTTAACATAAATAAGATTGATGGAGAATATCTTAATGGCGACTCCGGTTCAGCCGCCCGCTTCTTTTATTGCGCTAAGGCTTCAAAACAGGACAGGGACGAAGGGTGTGGCGAATTACCGTTATCGGATTGTGGGATGATGGAAGACGACAATTATCCCATTAAAACAGGAAGCGGAAATTTACGGGAAACAAAACGCCGAAATAATCACCCAACCGTTAAACCCACCTCTTTAATGCGTTACCTTTGCAAACTTGTCACGCCTCCCGGCGGCACTATCCTTGACCCGTTCATGGGTTCAGGAAGCACAGGGAAAGCGGCGGCACTTGAAGGGTTCAGGTTCATTGGAATTGAATTGGAAAAGGAATACACAGCAATCGCTGAAAAAAGAATTATGTCGGCACAACCACTATTTGCGGGGTTAGAACTATGAACCAGCTCTCCATCGAAGACTACATCAAGACGGCCCGCTACGAAGGCCCGGTGAACGCCGCCGACTGCGCCCGGCTTGAGGGACAGACATTGCGGATTTACCGCCTGATGATCGACGGGACATGGCGGACGCTGGAAGAGATACAGCGGGCCACAGGTGATCCGCAAGCTTCGATTTCCGCTCAACTGCGCCACCTAAGAAAAGGACGTTT